ATGAAAAAGTTCAAAGAATGGGGCATGGCAGCCCTAAACGAAAACTTTACATTCCTTGGTTTCTTTGTAGCATGGGTGGTTTTAGAGGGTAGCGCAAAGACGGTAGTAGGGTATGTAACCCTAGTATCAGTAGCCATATGGTTTGCAACCATAGGAATTCGTAAAGAAGACAAATAGCAATAGTATAGTATAATGGAAGGTATGAAAACCCTTCGTACCCTACTAGTTATATCACTATTAGCCTTATCCTTGACTGGATGTGCTAATAAGTATCGTTATGAATGTCAAGATCCAGAAAACTGGAATGAAAAATCATGTAATCCGCCAACTTGTTTGGGGTATGGAGAATGCGTAAATGATATTTATGGTTATGATCCAAGAGAGGTAACAAAATGAGAGAAAAATATACTACAGATCAGTTAGAAGCAAGATTAAAATTTTTTCTTGGACTAACATTAGGAGCAATCTTATTATTTACAACAATGGGTATTTTATATGCCCTTGTTTTTGTAACACAACCACTTGGTAGTGTGTCGGAAAACGATAAAATGTTCTTTAATGTTTTATCATCTGTCGCAACATTTATTACTGGAACACTTGCTGGTATATTAATTGGTAGAGATGGCTCAAAAGATATCATGGCTGCACAAATAGCAAATAAAGAAGTAGATGCTAAAAATATGCAAGCAGATAAAAAATTAGAATCAGAAATTGATGCAACTGCAGCACGTCTAGCAGCAAAGCCAGATGGTGCAATGCCAGAAGAACAACCAGTAGATACTGATTGGGATAAATAAAATGGCAGAACAGGGCACAGCAGAGCGTTTAATTGAAATTGCAAAAGCAGAAATTGGAACTATTGAAGGACCCAAAGATAACGAAACAAAGTATGGCGCATATACTAAGGCTAACTTTCAACCTTGGTGTGGTTCATTTATTAACTGGTGTGCAAATGAAGCAGGCGTAAAAGTTCCCAATACTGTTTATACTCCAGGTGGAGCATCAGCATTTAAAAAGGCTGGTCAATGGATTGATGTTGACATAGCAGATCCAGAACCAGGAGATATCGCTTATTTTGATTTCCCTTCAGATGGCGTTGATCGTATTAGTCACGTAGGTATTGTTGTAAAAGATAATGAAGACGGAACCGTTTGGTGCATTGAAGGAAATACATCTTCAAAGAAATCTGGAAGCCAAAGAAATGGCGGAGAGGTTTGCAAGCAATTACGTGCCTACAAGAAAAATAAGGCTGGAGTCCTAATTTCAATAGTTGGATTTGGTCGTCCAAAATATGGTTCAGCAAAAATAACAGCACCAGTTGCTGCTAAAAAATCTACAAATAAAGCAAAAACCTGCCCAACTTGCGGTCAAAATATAAAATAACCTGCTTGACCTTCTAAAATTTTGCTGGTATACTAAATATACCGCATTCTGGAGGGGTATTCTGATGACTTGTATTGCCGTAGTTCGCCATGAAGATAAGATATATATGGCTGGTGATCGTGGGGCTAGCGATGATGGGACTATCTTAGCACTTGATGCTCCAAAGGTTTGGAAGATTGGCCCATACTTAATTGGATATGCTGGCTCAATGGACGGAGAAAGAATCCGTTATAACTTTAAGCCAAGTGTTCCAAATATAAAAGATATAGATAAATTTATGCAAACTAGATTTATTAGAGAACTTAGAGAATTTTATAATGATTTTTGGGTTGATACATCAAAAGAAGGCGATCTTGGTTTAATTATTGCTGTTCGTGGACAAATTTACGAACACAGCGCTGTAGATATGTCTTTATCTAAATACACAGTTGACTATTTAGCAATGGGTTCTGGGGCAGAATATGCATATGGAGTATTATATGCAACAGATAAACAAAAAAATGCAAGGAATAGGGTTGTCTCTGCAGTAAATGCAGCAATTAAATTTAATCCATCTTGCATGGGTCCAGTTGACGTAGTAAGCATTTAGGTCTATAATTATAGTATGGAAGAGTTTGAAGAAATACTAAAAGATATTCAAAGCAAAGAGTCAGAAGATAAAGAGTTTGAAATCTGGCTTGATAACGGAATTGAGCGGGGATGGATAACAGAACCGTTCTGTAATACTCATGATGGCGATCCATACATGAGCGAAGAAGAGCAAGAAGAGTGGGAATCAGGTGGAGACCCATGTCAAGTTGTATTTAAAATAAAGGAGTAATAATGAAAAAAATCGCAGTGGGGATTGCAGTAGCATTAGGATTAACACTACTTGCACCAGCATCAGCAGAAGTAAAACCTTCAATTGCAATTATTGATACAGCAATTGATACAACAGTTCCAAGCCTACAGGGTAAGATTATCTATGAAGCATGCGTTATGCAATCAAAGGGTTGCCCTAATAAACAAATGAATCAAGAAGGTCCTGGTTCAGCATCTCTTCCATTAAATCAACTATATGCAAATGGGTTTGATCATGGAACAATCATGTCTGTTATTGCAACACAGGTAAATCCAGACATTAATATTGTATTTATTCGTATTGTTCCAATTGCTTCTAACGGAAGACAAGGACAATATTCAGAGTCTTCTGTTCTTACTGCATTAGAGTGGGTTGCACGAAACAAGCAAAAGTTTAACATTGTTGCAACATCTGCATCCATTGGTCATCATTCATTACGTAATGTGCCAAACTATTGTCCAGTAAAAGCAAACTTGCGTGATGCAATTATAAACCTTCAATCTATGAACGTTGCAACTATTTTTGCAGCAGGTAATAACTACGATATTAATAAAGTAGATTATCCATCCTGTATAACTGAAGCAATTGCAGTTGGTTCTGCAACAAGAGAAGGACGAATTGCGTTACATAGCAATGGTGGAAAAGAACTTGATTTTTATGCTCTTGGATCTTTTGAAACAAGCATAAAGAACGCAGTTGGAACTTCAGCAGCAACCGCTGCATTGGCATCATACTGGGTTAAAAACTATAAGGGTTCTTATGCATCAACATATGACTACCTAAAGTCTATTTCAAAACCAACAGAAAGTGAACAAATAAAGTCAAACAACTTTATTGATATATCAAAGTAATAGGTTTTGGTCTGTAACTCAGTTGGTAGAGTGCCGAACTGTTAATTCGGATGTCGCAGGATCGTGCCCTGCCAGACCAGCAAATGCGGAAGTAACTCAATGGCAGAGTACTACCTTGCCAAGGTAGATGTTGCGAGTTCAAATCTCGTCTTCCGCTCCAAGGCCCTATCGTCTAGTGGTCAGGATACCAGGCTTTCATCTTGGTGAGCAGAGTTCAATTCTCTGTAGGGCTACAAATTCTGATATAATAGTATTGTATCTGCCGAATGGGGATACACTAACTTATTCGCTTGAAAGGGGAATAATATGATAAACGATCCATGGGCCATTTTTAATGACCCTTTTTTTATTGGGTTTAACAGAAACCTAACACAATTAAACAATGTATATAAAACAAATAACCAATCCTATCCTCCATATGATCTTCTTAAACTAGATGAAGACACATATCGTCTATCTCTTGCTGTTGCAGGATTTACAAAAGAAGATATTAATGTTTCAATAGACAATGGAAACCTTGTAATTAAGGGCGAAATTGTAGAGATTACAGATGCTGAGGTTGTTCATAAAGGAATTGCTGCTCGTAAATTTACCCGCACATTTGCCCTTGGTGAATATATGGAAGTAACTGGTGCTGAACTTAAAGACGGTATGCTAACAATTAATATTGATCGCATCGTTCCTGAAGAGAAGAAGCCTAAATCTATTAAGATCAAGTAGTATAATGTAGATAGTCCCTACACAGGACCTTGGGATGGAGTAGTTACCTTTCTATATATTCCCTGGCTATCGTGCCTGGAATGCCTGTGTAGGGCTTTTACATGCTGATATAATTATGGTTAATGACTAACAAAGAGTTGGACCATTATAATAAGCAAGAGTTTAAAAATAGACTTGCAAAAATTAAAGAAAAATCTGGCTGTGTAGACTGTGGAGTAAGTAATCATATAATCTTAGATTTTGATCATCTAAAAGATAAAAAATATAATATTTCAAGAATGATTCATGATGGATTTTCTTGGGCAGCAATAAAAAAAGAAGTATCAAAATGTGAAGTTGTTTGTGCCAATTGCCATAGAATTAGAACACACGACAGGTTGACACATAGAATAGCCTAATGCTATAATTAATAGATTGTTAGTAAATGGAGAGATATGCCAGTATACGATTATAAATGTGTAAAGTGTTCTTCTACTATTGAATTTAAACGAGAGTTTGGTGAAAATAGAGAACCCTCGTGTTGTAATGAAATAATGCAGAGACAATGGTCATCTCCTGGAGTTATGTTTAATGCCCCAGGATTTTATTCTACAGATAATAGAAAGTAGCGGTATACTATGAATACAATGATTGCAGAAGAAGTTATAAGCAAAGAGTGGGTCCTTAGTCCATTGGATCGTTGTGATTCTTGTGCTGCAGAAGCCCTTGTAAAGGTAACTGGACTAACTGGAGACCTAATGTTTTGCGGTCATCACTATAATAAAATTATTGATAACCCAGAAGGTTATGCAAAAATGATGTCATTTATGCTTACTATAATTGACGAACGTGAAAAATTGGTTGAAGATAAAGCGAAAGGTAAAGACTACTAATGTATGAGTATTTTGTTAAAGAAGTAAAAAATGTTGTTGATGGAGATACAATTGATGTTGTAATTGATTTAGGGTTTGATATTTTATTTGCATCTCGTGTTCGTCTTGCTGGTATTGATACTCCAGAATCACGCACAACAGATAAGGCTGAAAAGGCTCTTGGTCTTGAGGCTAAAGAATATCTAAAGAAATGCCTTAAGGATGCTAAGTCTGTAGTTATACGTACAGAAAAAATGGATTCATCTGAAAAATATGGACGTATTCTTGGTTGGGTTTATGTTAATGGAGAGTCCGAATCACTGAATAATAAAATGATTAATGATGGATATGCTTGGGGATATCTTGGCGATACAAAGATTAAAGATTTTGAAACATTGAAAAAGGCTAGAGCAAAGTCTGGAAAATGAGAACTGTTTTTTATTTTACAGCAGACTGGTGTCAGCCCTGTAAAAAGGTTAGACCAATTGTTGAAGAATTAAATAGGGAAACATCAGATGTAACGTTTCAGATTATAGACGTTGACATGGAAAGTGATTTAGTTAAAACTTTTCAAATAACATCTGTTCCAACTTTTATATTATTTGAAGATCAAGAACAAATTAATAGGATGACTGGATCACAAACGAGAGAAAAACTAAATGAGTTTATTAATTATAAAAAAAATATTCAAGAGAATGTTTAATCCAGATGGAAAAAATATGATTCCAAATGAAGAAGAGATTATGGATTACCTAATTCTAAATGGTGGTCTTGAGGTTGTTGGTATTGATTCTGAAAATCAATCATTTCTCTACTCATTTACTCCGAAAATAAAAGAGTTGATGCCAGACTTATATGAAGAGCATATTAGGACTGTGAATAGTGATATTTTAACGCTATGGGAAAAAGGGTATGTGAATATAGACTTTATGTCAGATGACCCAGTAATAACCATAACTAAAAAGTCATTAAATAATGAAGAGTTGTCAAAATTAAGCAAGCAAGATCAATGGGCAATAGCAGAACTTAAAAGGCTCATGATTAAAAAAGAACTCTGATATAATCAATATATAGGTCTAGGAGGACAATAATGCCATATAGAGTTGGAGCCAAAGGCTCATTCGGATGTTCTGGATATCCAGCATTAAAAGAGGGTACTAATGAAGTTATGGGATGCCACCAGACAAGGGCAGAAGCAGCAGCACAAATTTATGCAATCAATCGCTCTGAAGGTAACATAGGAAAAAGTATGCATGAAATTAAAGAAGGCGACTTTGTAATGTATATGGGCGAAGACGATAAAAATATGGTTGGTCGTGTTGAGTACGTAATGACTAATCCAGGATTGCTTGGGTTGCCAGGATCAGAATATTCTATGCAATATGTAGAAAATGATAAGCCAGTTATTGTTCGTATGTACGAAGAAGAAGACGGTGCATGGGAAGAAAAAGCATACGTTACTTATCATCGCATGTCTGAAGTTATTAAAATTGAATCATTATCTGTATCAGTAGATTTAGTTGTTGAGATGGGTTCAACAGATTCAGAAATTCCAGAAATGGATTCAGAAATGATGATGGCAATGTATGATGCTCAAATTGGTAAAGCAGATGATTCTTATTATTCAGATGACGATATGGAAAAAGCAAAATCAAAGTATGAAGATGTAATTAAACCACGTTCTGGTGGGTCAACACCTTCAAATCCAAAATTATACGCAACAGTTGTTCAGGCAGCAAAAGATAAATTTGATGTATATCCATCTGCATATGCTAACGCATGGGTAGTTGCTGAATATAAAAGACGTGGTGGAATGTATAAGTTAGACTCTCAAAAAACAACAAAAAGTATTTGGGACGGGTCTTTTGATCCAAAAGGATTTACAAAATAATGGCTAAAAGATCTTCTGCTTCTTATTATTCAAACCATGCATTTAATCCAATGCAAATTAAAGATGGAAGAATTGTTCGTCTAAGAAAAGACGGATCTATTAAAGCAGATCTTGGTCCATATTTAAATAAATCACAGAAAAAAACTGTAAATGGCTGATACATACTCTCCTAATGATGGTATGAAGTCTGCAGCACGTCGTGCCCTTAAATGGAAGGCTGATGGCAAAGCAACAGGTGCTGGAACTCCTGTAGGTTGGGGTCGTGCAACTGATATTGTAAATGGATCAGTGATGTCTCTTAGTACTGTTAAAAGAATGTATTCATTTTTTTCACGTCATGAAGTAGATAAAAAAGGTAAAGGTTTTTATGATGGTCCAGAGTTTCCATCTAATGGAAGGATCATGTGGGATGCTTGGGGTGGAGATGCAGGGTTTACATGGAGTCGTGCAATTGTAGAAAGAGAAAAGAAAAAAGTAGAAAAAGCATGGACAGGAAGCGCATTTAGTTTCAGAAAGGGGTAGGGGACAATGGAAGAT